CCTCGAATCCTGATGCCTTTTCATGCTACGAAAATCAAGACGTCGGAGATCATTAGGGCATATCTCAATGCTCGTAGGAGTGATAGCGTAATCGATGTAATGGAGTCGGTTATTGATACTGTGGCAACTTTCTTTGGAGTCAGTAGGCAAGCAGCAAAAATACGCCTGTACGAACTAGGATACGAGGAAGCGGCAGGTACCTTTATTTATCTGGATGGTCGCTATGTGAAGCCACATACATTTAAGAGGGGATTTTTAAAGCCGAATCAGACATTCTCCATCAGTTTTAGGGACGCCATGGTCGCTGGATTTTTCCATCCCGAGTTGCGAGAAGCTATTGAGCAAGGTTTATTTCTATTTGTAGATTCACACTTCTGCATTAATGATCCCAAATANATTGCATACGANGTTTTTGGAAACCCGTACCTCACTGATTATGCCAGATACCATATGGATGAGTGCTGCTTAGTTTTTGACTTATCCCTTGAGGCATCGGCTAACGACTATCAGAGGGAGTTTTTCTTCGAGTGCGTTCTATGCCGAGATGTGAATTCGGAAATTGTATTTGTCGCTAACTATAGTGAGTTGGCTCAGAACCAAACGGTTCAGGAGCGAGCAAAAATGATGGCAGCATACAATCAAGAAATCACCAATGTGCTTAATGGCTTGCCGAATAGCTTTCCCGATGCCCTTGTAGAATTGATGCGTTGGCGGAAGGTTACGGTAGAAGGNTTAGCAGAAGCGGCCAATGTTAGTCCAAAGACGATTCAACGCTTACGAAATGAGCCAGACTACACTTCTTCTCTCGGAACCATTGTTGCCGTTTGCATAGGTCTCAAATTGCCACCTGTTCTGAGTCGAGCTCTAATTCAACGGTCAGGCTTTAGTTTCAGAGCAACAGAAACTCATGTTGCTTACGAATTTTTGCTTACAGGGTACTATACTTCCTCGATTTTTGATTGCAATGAGATGCTTATCGCGCAGAACATAGCACCATTAGGTGATATAAATTAATAAATAGTTTCTCCGCACCGGACACAGAATGTCCGGTTTACTTTTTGCCCGTGTGGCGTAGTTTCAATGTTATGCCCCTAAAGTTAGGTGTTCAAAACCTGCTTTAGGGGTTTTTTTGTGCATAAATAGGACATTTCATGTCCGGGTTTTGTTCATCGATGCCCCTTAAAATTAGGGTAAAGGTTGCACCACCTTGATTATTAGCCTGCTGAGCAGTCTGAAGTACTAACATGCAACCTAAGAAATCCATGGTCGATTTTCGCAATAGGTGCCGCAGCAGGTTTATATTGTCTAGTAAGCATGAGCGTCCCAAAAAACCCCAGGGTAATTAGCTTCCCAACTTTTGGCTGGAGCACGGTATGTGGTTTTGGTGGATGCGATCATACCGATGTCTACCCTAACCATGAGAAACTCAGTTGATTGAACCATTCTCTCATCTAAACCTAGTGATGTAGTAGAACGCTTGATTATACGTCCTTTGCGGTCTCTACTAACTTAATCGCTACCCAGCCGAAAGGCTCCCGTTAAAAAAAACGGCGAGTTTTTTGGCTGATAGTTATGCCCTTTTCTCGCTAGAGAAAGGGGCACTTTTCATGAGAATCAACTACAAAGACGCTGATGGACGAATCATTGAACTTGAAGTTTCTGACGAGGTTGGCACATTCTACTTGGAATCGGTGANGCGGGAAAAAAGCAATGACCGGCGCAACAGCCGACCNGATCGGCACACTTTATTGAGTACCTTTGAGTATGAAGATGTTCGNTTTTTTGATGATGGNACAGACCTTCTTGGAGACGTCATTCAATCCGAAACCATCAGTAATGCGATGGCCTGTCTTTCAGAGCGCCAGCAGNACCTTGTCCAAAAATGCATCATCGAGGGGTGGTCATATANAGACCTTGCCAAATTTGAAGGAAAAGATGAATCTGCGATCCGCCATGCAGTGAACAGGGCCAAGAANAAACTTAGAGATATTCTCTCCTGACCGTCCGAAAATGGTCAGTTCTGTGGCTTACATCAGAGGGCACAAAATAGATTGCCTTCGGAAAGGNAGGTGCAGACGGTGAAACACACGCTCAAAATTAGTGTTTCTAAGGAACCACCACTCGGTGGAATTGTGGGTTACCGAAAGGTAACTATGCGAGAAAGGCTTTTGCATCTCCTACTTGGTCGTCAACGCAAATTGACGGTCATTGTCCCTGGGGACAGCGTAAAGACGCTATCTATTGTGGAAGAGGGAGGTGAAAAGCATGGATAGGGACACAATTAAAAAATTGCTTGCTACGCTTCAAGAGGCAACTCGCCTTGTGGAATCCATGATGGATACAGAATTCCCTGATGGTGAGGTGCCGGGCGAACCGGTAGCTCAGGAAATAACCTTAGAACAAGTGCGAGCTTTACTTGCTGAAAAGAGCCAAGCCGGGTTTACTTCAGAGGTACGAGGGCTACTAGAGAAATATGGTGCTCCCAAACTAAGCCTGATTGATCCAGCAAATTATAAAGCCCTTATGGCTGATGCGGAGCAGTTACAATGACTAAACACGCCCTTTTATCCGCCTCCGGTGCCCATCGTTGGATGAACTGCACGCCCTCTGCCAGGCTAGAGGAAGAGTTCAAAGATACCAGTGGTCAAGCCGCAGCGGAAGGCACAGCTGCCCATGCCCTGGCGGAGTACAAGCTAAAAAGAGCACTAAAGATTCAATCTAAAAAGCCTACTTCCAAATTCGATTCTGGTGAAATGGACGAATACACCGATGGATACGTGCAGTTTGTTTTGGAGCAGATTGCGATTGCAAAGGAGTTTTGTTCTGACCCAGCGGTTCTGATAGAGCAGCGTCTTGACTTTTCCCAGTACGTTCCTGATGGGTTTGGGACCGGTGACTGCGTGATTGTATCAGATCAGTTGCTCCATATCATTGATTTTAAGTATGGGCAAGGCGTCTTGGTTAGTGCAGAAGATAATCCTCAGATGAAATTGTACGCGCTTGGCGCCTTAGAAATCTTCGACGGGATTTATAACATCTCTGAGGTTTCTATGACCGTATACCAACCCAGGAGAGAAAACGTCAGCACATGCACCATGTCCAAGGAAGATTTGCTTGAGTGGGCAGATGGTGTCCTAAGACCCACCGCAAAACTTGCTTTTGAGGGAGAGGGCGAGTTCCGCAGTGGTGAGTGGTGCCGATTCTGCAGGGCGGCAGTTAAGTGTAGGGCACGAGCTGAGGAAAAACTTGCGTTAGCCAAATTTGAGTTTGCCCTGCCGCCGATTCTCACTGATGAAGATATTGAAGAGATCCTGACCAAATTGGACGACCTCACTTCATGGGCAAATGATGTTAAACACTATGCGCTTAGCGCGGCCATCAATCAGGGTAAGAGATGGCATGGTTTTAAACTCGTAGAAGGTCGTTCCAACCGCAGGTATGTAGATGAGGAAGCAGTGGCGAAAGCGGCCAAAGATGCTGGTTATCATGACATCTATCGCCAGAGTCTAATCCCTCTAACTGAAATGGAGAGGCTGCTAGGAAAGAAGAGGTTTCAAGAAATACTCGGGGCGTTAGTTGAAAAGCCTCCTGGAAAGCCCACGCTTGTGCCCTTTACGGATAAGCGCCCTGCTATCAATGTATCAGCCAAAAATGATTTTAAGGAGGAAGTTTAAATGTCAAATACGGCCAAAAGAAGGAATCCCACGAAGGTAATCACCGGTGTTGTGCGTCTAAGTTATGCTAATGTCCACGAGCCACAAAGTATTAATGGTGGGACACCTAAATATAGTGTTAGTCTAATTATCCCAAAAACCGATACCAAGACAATCGCAGCAATCAATGCTGCAGTGGAAGCAGCAATTGAAGAAGGCCGGGGGAAATTCGGTGGCAAGATTCCAAATAAGTCCGTTCTCAAGCTGCCTCTCCGTGATGGTGACCTTGATCGCCCGGAAGATGAAGCGTACGCTAATAGCTATTTTGTAAATGCCAATAGCATTACTCCACCTGAAATCGTTGATCAAGCCCTGAATCCAATCATGAGTCGCTCTGAGGTTTATTCTGGTGTCTATGCACGAGTCAGCATTAATTTCTATGCCTTCAACTCTAATGGTAATCGCGGAATCGCCTGCGGCCTTGGCAACATACAGAAAATACGTGATGGTGAGCCACTAGGTGGGAGAAGTAGCGCAGCAGAGGATTTTGCTTCTGACTATGAGGACGATGATTTCTTGCAATAGGGATAAAGAGGGGCGGCAGAACTCTTGCTGCCCTTTTTACTTTGGAGGGAAGAATGAAAAATCTGAGTGTGGACATAGAGACGTTTTCATCGATTGATTTGACTAAAAGTGGAGTTTACCGTTATGCAGAAGCGCCAGACTTTGAGGTTATTCTCTTAGGCTATTCCGTGGATGGGGGCGATGTAATCGTTCTTGATCTAGCAAGCGGTGACGTTTTACCAGTCGAGATCCGTGAGGCACTTCTGGACGATACTGTTACTAAGTGGGCTTTCAATGCCCAGTTTGAGAGGGTATGCCTTTCCAGATATCTAGGCACATGGCTAAAACCCGATGCGTGGAAATGTACTATGATTTGGTCTGCTTACATGGGCTTGCCTTTATCTCTTGTGGGTGTAGGCGCTGTCCTCGGAATTGAAAAGCAGAAATTAGTAGAAGGAAAAGAGCTTATACGTTATTTTTCCAGACCATGTAAGCCTACTAAAGCTAATGGGGGTCGCACCAGGAATTTGCCTGCTGATGCGCCAGAAAAATGGGAGGCGTTTAAGGCTTACAACGCTCGAGATGTGGAGGTTGAACTTGCAATTCAGCGGCGGCTCAAGAACTTCCCAATGCCTGATCATGAATGGCAAAATTACTATCTTGATCAGGAGATAAACGACCGGGGAATTATGCTTGATATGGAGTTTGTAAGAGAAGCAATTGACTTAGACAGCCGGTCAAGGTCTGAACTCATTGCCGCTATGAGGGAGCTTACTGGCTTGGAAAATCCCAACTCAGTAACCCAGCTGAAGAGTTGGCTTGCAGAACAAGGGTTGAAAACTGAGAGCTTGGATAAGGCTGCGGTAAAAGAGCTTCTAAAAGAGGTGCCTGCTCAGGTCGGAAGCGTACTGGAGATGCGGCAGTCTCTTGCCAAGTCCAGTGTAAGGAAATACGCTGCCATGGAAAACGCTGTTTGCTTAGATGGCAGGGCACGAGGACTTCTACAGTTTTATGGTGCTAACCGTACGGGTAGATTTGCTGGGCGTCTTATCCAAGTACAGAATCTGCCTAGAAACAATCTGCCGGATCTTGGGCAAGCAAGGGGATTGGTGAAAAGCGGTGATCATGAGACAATCGAAGTTCTCTACGATTCTGTGCCTTTAGTTTTATCCGATCTAATTCGTACCGCATTTATACCTAAACCTGGTTGTCAGTTTATCGTAGCTGACTTTTCCGCCATTGAGGCGAGAGTGATTGCTTGGCTGGCCGGTGAGAGTTGGAGGAATGCGGTTTTTGCTGATCATGGAAAAATCTATGAAGCCTCGGCCAGTCAAATGTTTGGTGTGCCAATAGAGGAGATCACTAAAGATAGTCCGCTAAGGCAGAAAGGCAAAATCGCAGAACTTGCTCTTGGTTATGGTGGCTCGGTGGGCGCTCTAAAAGCCATGGGCGCTTTAGAAATGGGCTTAGCAGAAGAAGAACTACAGCCGCTTGTAAACGCGTGGCGAACCGCTAATCCAAACATTGTGCGCCTTTGGTGGGAGGTTGATAAGGCTGCTTCACTTGCTGTTCGGGAGCGAACCACTACACA